GACCAATACTAAAGTTCACGAGCTGAATTTTAACCACCCAATCAAGGCTATCTGTTCCGTCCGAAACACGGGCGGTGCGGTCGCTCTCGCGCACATCCAGAACAGATTGAAGCTCCAGATGAACGGCATCGACGTCGGCGATTTCCGCCTGGCACAGCCGCATTTCACGCAGGTGGCGGCATATTTCCACTGCCCCTACGCGCAACGCGCGAGTTTGCAAGACAACGTGATCATCATTCCGTTGTGTTTGGACACGTCCAAGGGACACATCAGCACTGGTTCCGTCAACTTCTCTCGACTCGACAGCGCTCGCTTGATCTCCGAGACCCAGACGAGCCAACAAAACTTGTACGCGCTCGGATTCAACCTGTTCATCATCAAGAACGGCATGGGTTCCTTGGCGTTCGCGAACTAAATTCTACGCTTTATGTAATATGAGACTGTATACCATCGCCATCATTCTCGCAGTCCTGTTCGTCATCACGTACGACCCGAAGAGTCGCACGCTCGAAAAATACATCATGGGTCCGCTCTCCCCGGTGAACGCACAACAGGCGGGGAGCCCCACGCCTTCGGACGTCCAGTGTAAACATCCACATTTCCAGGCGAGGAACTTTGGAGAACCCGTGTACGATTGCCCGAAAAGTAATTCCAGAATGGGTGCGATTCACTCGGCTTAAAAGGATGTGTGGTAACACAAATAATAAACCATGATGCAAATGGACAGACAATTGTTGACCACGATCGCCGCCATCGTCGCCATCGCGGCGTGCGTCTACCTTTTCAGGGAGATGAAGCAGGCGAAGGAAGACGTCGACGGATTGAAAATGGTTCAGACCAAGATGATGCACATGCTCACGCCACCGCCTCAACCGAGACCGTACGGCATGCCGGTGCCACCGCCTCCTCCGTCGCAGCCGCGAAAGGAAGATGTCACCGTCGTCGAGGATGCCGCGCCGCAAATCGACGAAAAATCGAACGAGATTACCGAAGAAAAATAAAGTCACTCATGGTAGATGAAAATCATCAATCATGAAGAAACACAAAGCTATTGCAATACCAGTTACGTTCGAAACGGACGATAAGAAACCACGATTTCTTACCGTTCGCGATCGCCGATGGCACGAATGGATATTCGTGACCGGTGGATGCAGGAAGCGGGAGATCACCTCACCGCTTCGGTGCGCACTCAGGGAATTGGAGGAAGAGACTCGCGGATGCATGAATTTGAGAAGCGGGTGCTACACGGAATTTTCATTCACGGTCAAAGACAAAGAGGAGGGTGTCGATCTGGTGTACGCGGTCTACGTCTTCTTCGTCGACGTGAACAACGCCCAGCGCCAGGCGATGGTACGAAAGTTCTTGGAAGAGAAGGCGAAAATGCAGCTTCGCAAACACAACAAGCTCCCCATAAAACGCGTGTACGACGAAAACGATTTTCTGTCGTGGGACACGCTCGAGGATTTTAACAAACGCAAACAGTGGAAGATGCAGGTGGATCACATTTTAAAAAACCCCGAATTCTATTCTGCGGTAAGTTCGCAATTTAGAAAAACCTTTAATTATGTAAAATGAAGAGTAAGAAGTTCATTCTCAACCAAATCAGGGAGACCATGCTCGACAAAGGGCACTCTGAGACGCAGGCGGACGCGTACGTCGACGAGGTCAAGGACAGCACCGTGTACGAACTGCTCGTGTTGAAGAAGGAGATCAAACAGGCGGAACCGCCCGAGGAGGAAGAGGAAGAGGAGGAACAGGAGCCGCCGTCTTTCTTCGACAGACTTAGAGGGATTCGTAGAAACCAAGACTAAGGATGTTCAAACGATGGTGTCATGAAAACAGATTCAACAACGCTTCCAATCTGTCGCACGTGCTGATGAATGGGGGAAAACTGAGCATACCCAACGACAGATTGAAAGAGTTCTATCAGGTATACTGCGACGCGGTGACGTCCGGTGAGAAACTGTACGTGGTCGAACAAAAGTCCGAGCTGTACAACTTTTTCGTCGATCTCGATTACAAGAGTGCCGAGTGTTTGGATCTTCCCGAGGTGGAGTCCATAGTCAAGGTGATTTGCAACAAAGTGAAGGCACACGGGGGCAGGGACGCCCTCGTGTCCCTCGCCCCACCGAAGAAGGCTGGGAACAAAATCAAGACTGGCATTCACATCAACTTTCACGAGTTCGTCGTGGATCAACGGTCGGCGATCGCGCTTCGACAACACATTCTCGTCGCCCTGTACACGGCGAAACCGAGCGTGGAGTGGAGCGACGTCGTGGACTCGTCCGTGTACGGTGACGTCTCGCGTGGGAGCAAAGGGAGTGGGTTTCGCATGCCGTGGAGTCTGAAGCGCGCGAGGTGTGAACACTGCGGAGGGAAAGGGTGTGAGACGTGTTCGAACGAGGGTCGAGCCGACCAGGTGGCGTACTTACCCGTGTACATATACAGACACGGTCCGCTGTCCATGCTTCAGAGAATCGACCAAGCACCGGATCCCAAAATACTCGAGATGTCCGCGGTGCGCTCGAGCGCGACGACGCACGCGAACGTGCAACCGCCCAACACGGCGTTCAAGGAAGGTGCGTTCACGAGACACGAGACGAAGGATGAATTCACGGACGACGTGGCGATCGCCGAACTCGAGGCGTTCGTGCAAAAATACATGGAGGGGCAGGTGAGCGCGCGTCTCACGAAGGCGTACAAACAGACCAACGGTAATCTCATCGTGGCGACGACGAGTCGGTACTGTGAAAACACGGGTCGAGACCACGGGGGGAATCACGTGTGGTTTTTAGTGACCGACGAACACGTCATGCAAAAGTGTTTCTGTCGATGCGAGACTCTGGTGGGTCGTCAGTTTGGATTCTGTAAGGATTTCACGGGGAAGGAATACAAACTCACGTCCGAGGTGAAGAAGGCGTTGTTCTCGGACGAGCCGCGACAACGGCAGCAGAAGAGGAAGCGACCGCCGCCACCGTCGAATTTTTCGGACGTCAAACCCGAGTTGGAGACGTTCATTCGGAAATATTTTTCGGGACACGAGGACACGAAGATCGTCGAGGTGTGCAAGAAAGCCGGTCGGGTGTTGATCGCGACGAATTCGAAATTTTGTGCAAACAAGGCACAGGATCACGAAAAGTGCGTGAGTTTCACCGTGGACAAGTCGGGTATGATTCAACAGATGTGCGGTTGCCGGAACATGCAGAAGATGCGATTGTTCGCGAGCACGGTTGACAAACTGAAGAAATAATAAACCTCTGACATAGTAGGATGGCGCTCTATCTCCTTGGGGCGACCGGATTTTTAACGTATCTTTTAACATCACAACGTCAGCGCGTGACTCTCGACCTTCATGATTTAAAACTCGAAGCACACAAATTTTCGGGCGTCGACCCGACGGAATTCATGGCATTTCTTGACAACCTGAACAAGATCGAGCTGTACATCGACGAACCGAATATTGCGTCGTACTATTTGTACACAGCACTCGATCACCTGAGTAACCTGAAATTCACGAAATATGGAATCGAGTCAGATATAGACGAAATCGTCTCAAGCATTGGGTTCAAGGCGGAATTATCAATCATGGACAGTGCTATTCGAGAGAAGAAACGTTTCGCCCCTAAGTACTTAAACGAAACGTTCCAATACAAGACAGAATAACCATGAGTGTCACGAGAACGAGATCTGGACGCGCCATCAAGAAACCGGAAGAAATTTACATTCCGGATCTCGATTTCGCGGAAGATGATTTCTCGGACTCGGAGTACGACGACGACTTCGACGCGTCGGACATCGACACGGAAGACGAATTGGACGACTCCGACGACGAGGAAGAAGACGACGACTACGACGTCGACGAATTCGGAAATATCATCGGACTGATCGTGGACGACGAGGACGACGAAGACGAAGACGAAGACGAAGATGCTTCGTATGAAGATGACGATTCGGACTCGGAAGAAGAGTACTTGTCGTCTTCGTCAGACGAAGAAGAAGAAGAGGAGGAGGAGGAGATCATACGTAGGCGAAAGAAATATAGACGGGGTTAAAAGAATTAGCGCCTGTACATATTAATAAGAATGGAGACCGATATCGGACAACCCATCGA